TGGATGTTCTTCGATAAAGCGAACGGCATATTTTTGATAATCATGGAGTTCCATTTTTCACCTCCGAGATGATTTTTTCGATGTCCGCCAAGTTGTCCAGAACGTAGACCCGGAAGCCGAGCCGCTGCAAGAGCCTGTGCCGGGAGCGTTGCAACGGTCGGGGCTGTTCGCCGGGGGCTTTCACTTCCACGAAAGCAAGTCTGCCGCTGGGCAGTAATAGAAGCCGGTCAGGTACGCCAGCAGTTCCGGGAGACGTGAATTTCCAGCAAACACCCCCGTTCTGTTGGACGGCTTTTGTCAGTTTCTCTTCGATGATTTTCTCTCGCATAAAATCCCCCTATTTTTCGGCATGGTGCAAGTCGGTGAAAGTCGTTTACAAACCTTATATATAGAGATAAATTTTACTTTTTTTCTCGCCTGCGTAAAGTCTGTATATGAGTTTCACCGACCTGCACTTTGCCTATTTTTCGTACTTTTTTCTTTTTAGAGGTGCAGGTCGATTTTTCTGAATGTAAGTCAAAAACAGACTTAATCCAAAAAATCTATTTTTATTGCTATACCATAAATCATGACGCCATTCTTGGTTTTCTTTCTCTTGTATCCTGCCTGTTCCAAAGCAGAATAGAAATCTGACGTGCTACGGACATATTCACCATTTTCAAGACAGTATTCACGATAGTGCTTGTAAAGTTCGCCTGACTTTTCCTGATAGCTTTTATCCACTTCACAGCACTCATTGATGAAATTCCCAAGCCAGTCATTGCCCTCACGATAAGAACCAATTGCATCTAAAACACACTGCGGTCTGTTGATCTGATAGTTTGTAGCAATGACCTTTCTTGCACCTTCAATCAGCCATGAAAGCACCGCACCGCCTGCATTATCGACCAAGTGCTGTGTATAGTTCTTGATGTCCTTAGAACCCTGAATTTTTGCATGAAACGGAATGACGATCAGTCTTCTCCACGTTCCGTCATCTGATGCACCCACCTTTGGAAGGTGGTTAGTATACAGCACAAGTGTATGACTGGGTTCAAAGTTGAATGGGGCTTTGAATTTCTTTTCGGCAAAGATAGGGTCAGTGGAACAGAGCTGTTTGACGACACTGGTATTCAGCCGCATGCCCTCTTGCAATTCTGCTGCAATAATCATCCGTTTTCCTTTCAGTTCCGCCATTTCAGGCTTCACGTTTCGCTTGCAATTGACGGTCAGTGCATCCGCTGAAATGTTTCCGCTGTAACTTCCCAGAACCTTGTAAATGACATTCCAGAACGTACTTTTGCCGTTTCGTCCATCACCGTAAGCAATAATCATCGCCTCCAAATATACCTTGCCCACAATACAAAGTCCGCAAATCATCTGCACATAGTCAATCAGACGCTGGTCACCGCAGAAGAACAGCTGCAACGCATCCTCCCACAAATCCTTACCGGTATCACTTGGAACGACCGCCGTCACTTTCGTTAAGAGGTCGGCAGGATCTGTAGGCTTCCAGCCATTCAATCCTTCGGGCAGATAATACGTGCCTCCGGGGGTATTTAAGAGCATTGGATTGCTGTCGAGGGCTTCGGGATTGTGGAGAACCAGCGGCTTTGCAGCATCCAGTGCATTGGTCATACTGCGAACATGGCGGTATTTCATCACGAATGCCTTGAAAGTGGCATAGTACTGATACTCCTTGTATGCGGTGATCTGTTCCTCGTCCAGACTATCCCGAAACTTTTTACCGCCATTGATTGCTGCATCTCTTGCAACACCAAGGCTTTCTAGTTTCAGAAGTGATGCTTCCACCTGCTTTTCGGCTTCTGCCAGCTGTATGTCTGTATGTTCGATCATAGCAAGGGTGACAGCGTGCTCTGACTCCTCCCAGTAAGTTCCGTTGTATCTTAAATAATCAGTTGCAATGGTAAATGCCACCTCATCTGAGAAGCCTTCTACAAATGTACGAGCCTCTCCAATATCCGAAAAATCATCGGGAATCAGGGATTGCTTGCCGTATGCTTCGGGAGAAATATATCCTTCCTGCGAGGTTACTTTTTTGCCGAATTTGCAGGCACTGTGCCAGATGGTTTCCAGTTCTTCATCCGGTAGCGGCGGTTCGCACTCTGCGGATTTTTCCAGGAACTTCTGATAACTTTCCTCAGTCACACCAAAACGCTTGACCAGCTTTCCAGCCATGCGAGACATTGTGCTGTTTCGCTGTCCCTGCGGAATGTTACGATTTGACTTCATCAGTGTAAGCCAGTCCTCAATGGATAAACTGCCTTCGTGCCATACAACATCACTCGGACAGCCAAAGAGAAAACGTGAGGCATCCAGTGCATTTCCGTCAAAGAACGGCAGTTCCTTATGGATTTTCTGCTTTATCGCCTTGTGGGAATTTGCATCGTTGCAGGGTGCTGTTGGGAAAAATACATGAAAACGTGGTCTTGCGGATTTACTCCCTTTCGCCAGCATATGATGACGGCTGTAGGTCACTGCAAATGCAACATCTCCTAAGCTGTTCATCAGCATTTCAGGCGTGATCCAGTCTTTCGGGTCATCTGAATGGTCGTTGTCACAATCCATGGGTACTACATCAGACAGCAGGAAATTAGCGTCACTGCGGGCAAAATTCTCATACTGAGCACAGACATGATCGTAGACAATGGCTTTTTTCAAGTCCGCTTCTGAAGTAATGACCTTTTGGTTTGGATAAAGGATATTCTTTTCATTGCCGGTACAGTTTGCTGTATAGAGCGTAAATTTCATTCTATTTCCTCCAATTCTTCTGTAAAATACCGAATGGTCATATGCCGCCGCTTTGCCCATTTGATTTCCTGCTGCATCCCATCCGACCGCACAGAACCAAACACCCACAGCTGGGTACATTTTGACAGTAGTACCAAATTCATGAACATTGCTGTCTGACGATCTTCGCCCAGACTGTCATCCATGAACTGCGGAAACAGCAAGTGAGGAGCGATAGGGACATAGTGGGTATCTACCGCAAAGCGGCTGTATCGTCTGGCGTTTTCGATATTATCATTGATGCAGCCGTGGGAATAGGGAGAACAAATGTATACCAGCGGTCGATAAGCGGCAGCTTTTTTCGCCCTGCGTTCCTCTCGTTCAATACGGCTCAGTGCTTCATAAGCAGTGAGATCAATGTACCCTTCGGCATTATACCGATTCATGCAATACTCCTTTCAGCCGCTTCAGTGTGCAGGCATCGCAGTAAACAGCACTGCTGAAAATGTCAAAGTTTTCTGCTGTCCAGAAGATACTCAGATCCACTGGCACTTCTGCACCGCACTGCGGGCAGCGACAGTATACGTTTTCGTTGTTGATCTCCACGGAGATACTGGTGGTGTCATTCAGGTTTTCTTTGATGTAAAACATATGGAATCCTCCTAATCTTTCTTGTAAAAGCTGCATTCATATCCGTCTGCCCGAAGCAACAGTCCCTTTGCCCAGTCTGGCGTTATCGCCATCTGCTGACAGATCTCATCCAGCTTTGTATCTTTCGGGCATTCGATAATCATTTCATCGTGAATATGACCGACAATGAAGTATTGTGATAGTGTCTGCATGGAATAGAAGAGCAGATCCCGTGCGGTTGCCTGAACAATGTTTTCGACCAGCTTGCCGGAGTAAGTCTCCAAGCGTTCCCATTTTCTGCCCGTGCCAATGCCCTCATAAGTGATAGCATCACCACCGAAGCGATTTTCACCGATGCGTGGCTTGACATATGCCAACCGTCTGCCAGACAGCAGCTTGATAAACAGAAAACCAGATTCATAAGAGAAGTGAATGCCGTGGGTCTCTGTTTCGGTTTTATCCCGCACAGCTTTGATGGCTGCATTTTCTACATCCCACCACAATTGTACAATGTGTGGAGAAGCAGTTCGCCAGTCCGTCACAATTTGCTTCAGTTCTGCATCGGACATTTCCGATCCGCCCATGGCTTTCATTGCTCCGACCGAGCCGCCGTAGCCGCAGTTGTGGACAAGTTTTCCCGATACGGTAAAACGATGATGTCTTCCGGCATTTTGTATGTCATAAAGTCGAGCCGTGCGGCTATGAGTCTCCAGTTTTTTCCCCAGCGTTTTTCCGCACTGATAATTTTCACCCAGCCGTATTGATTTCCCACCATCTCCGGTTTGTACGAGATGTGAGCCGCAGGAGGCGGCGATTCCAAACTGTATCGGCCGTGATTGCCCTTCAATCCATACGAGATGATCTGGGGTTGCTGTAAGTCCTTCATAAGTAATCACCTCGCGTTTGCCTTTGTAAATGACACCTTCATGGTGTACCCATTGTTCTCCATCCCACAAGAGGTCATCTGTAGTCACTTTCTCAATCGGAATCAGCCCATGATCGGTAAGCACCAATTGTCCTTCTGCGATGCAAGCCAATTCTGCGACCTTGCCTTTCTGCCGAAGATGCCCGTTGATGCCATGCTTGACTACTGGCACACCGAAAATCTTAGATGCTGATGCACAGTAGATGTCTTTGCCCTCTGCGAACGCCTGCATCCGCCACGTTTCTCCGGCAAGCCAAGCAATGACACGTGCCTCAATGGCAGAGAAATCTGCCACGAGGAATTTGTAGCCGGGCTTTGGCACGAATGCCGTCCGAATCAGCTGTGAGAGCGTGTCCGGAATATCTTCATACAGCAGTTCTACCGCCTCTAAATCACCAGACTTCACAAGTTCCCGAGCATCCTCCAAATCGGGAAGATGATTCTGCGGCAGGTTTTGCAGCTGAATGATACGACCAGCCTCGCGCCCCGTACGGTTCGCTCCGTAGAACTGAAACATTCCTCTTGCACGACCATCCGAGCAGACGGCATTCTGCATAGCCTGATATTTTTTGACCGAGGATTTTGATACTTGTTGTCGCAGTAACAACACCTCTCGCAAGTCCGGCGGAGCGGTTTTCAGCTGTTCCTGTACGTCTTTTTTCCCCAACGATTCTAACTCCAATCCGTGTTCCGCCAGCCACTGTTTCATCTGCTGAACAGAGTTCGGATTGTCCAAGTTGGTCAGATCTTTCAGTTGATGCAATAGCTTGTCCTTTGTCAATGTGTCCATACGAATTGCCTGTTGCACCAACTGCAAATCCAGTTGTATTCCTCGATCGTTGACGTTCTGGTCAAGATCGTACTCTCGCCAGACAAATTCCGGCACAGGAAACCGAGCAATTTTTTGTTCAATCGCTTGTTCCGTCTCCACATCCCGTTGGTTGTATGCCCGAAAGACGTTCCACTTCTCCGGAGCATCGGCAGGGGCATGAAACTGCGGAATGCCATTTACATGGTCATACGGTACGCAGAAATAGCGAATCAGAGCTTTCCCCTCAGATAGTTTCTGTTGCTGTAACTGTAGCACTGCCCCTACGCCGGCAAGGCTCAGCGGCAAGCCCAGATAGGCAGCTGCCACCATCGTACACCGCCATGCTTTCGGGTTTAGATAGTTGCCGCAGGCATCCTCCGGTGAGCCGTAGGAGACGAACCGTTCCGGGTAGTTTCGCCGCAGCCAGACCGACAGGCAGACCCGTTCAAAGCTGGCGTTGAAAGCGTGTTTCTGGATGCGGTCATCGGTCAGAGCGTTCAGGATTTCTTCAGGCAGATGTTCGCCGCAGGCGAGGTCAACCACCTGCACCGGGGCATCGTCCACGGAATATGCAAAAAGCAAAATATCAAAATACGGGGAATCCGCATAACGATACACACCTGATTTGGCAATGTCGATGTCGCTTTTGGTTTCTAAATCAATCATCAATTTTTTCATATCTCAATTACCCACCCAAGCATGACGCCTAGCTGTCCGCCCAGCTATCTTAGTTCAGAAAATCCTCGTCTTCTGCGGTTGCGAAGTCGTCCTCTGCACGGCTGTGACCGCCCAGCGGCTCGCCATCCCGAAGCTTCTGGATGTTCTGTAAGCCGCAGGCAATGCCACGAGATGTTTTGGTGTTGAACGCATAGAACGTGATGCTGGCTCTGCCATAGACACCGCTGTAAATCTCGCTGTGGTCTAAAATCTGCTGGCATGCAGCGTCCACGATACCCGGGGCAGTGATGGAATTGGCGTTGACGAAATAGCTGTTGGCATACGCTTCATCGTCCGGTCGCTCCAAATCGCCGTCCCGAAGCGGTGTCTTAAGGGAAGTCAGCGGTGGAACGGACTTGCTGTTGCCCTTCAGCTTGCCCTGTCCTTCCTCGTAGGCAGCTTGAATGGCAGCACGAATCTTTTCGATGGTTTTCGTGTCCGACTTCGGAATGATGAGGGAAACACTGTACTTCGGCTTGCTGTTCTCGTCCATTGCCTTTGCTTCCCAGAGGTTGGCGTAGCTAAATCTGCATACACCGGTTACTACTTTTGCAGGATTGATATACTTTGCCATGATAAAAACTCCTTTATTCTTTGAAATCTACCTGTGCAGTATTCCACGCAGGTCGTTTGTCTGATAGCGGAACAAGTGTTGGTTTGCCCTGTGGTTTCACAAGCAAATCTCCCAACAATTCTTCGAATTTTTTCTTGCCCAGCATTCTGGTCATTGCGGTAATGCCCAATACCTTATGTTCGTATGGGTCGAACCCAGCAGCTTGTACCGCCTCCGCTGCTGCAGTTTCACTGCAATATGCTCGTCTGGCTCTGCCTTCAACCAGCTTCCAATTCTTCCACGCCTTTCCCTGTAAGGACTGCTGTAAGGCATATTCCTTAATATCGGAAGCCCATGCAACCAGTTGGTCGGCAGTTTCCAAAATTGCTTCGATTTCGGTATCGGTCAGCTTGTCCGGCATCGCAAAATCATACTTCGCCAATTGCAGATTGTACTCCGCCCGTTTCCGGCAAGTTGCTTTCACTTTGCAGAACCGACAGTGTTCACCAGCACAGAAATCACCATCGCCTCTGGCAGCAAGTGCAGCTTTTGGTTTCAGTTCGATTTCTGCCCAATGCAGCAGCTCCGACAAGGGCATGATGTATTCGCTGAGGTTCTGGATTCTTGGCTGAAAAATCACCATCCGGATTTCTGCAATGTCATAGAGGGCGTCGAATAGTTCCAACGCTCCCAGAGCATACAGCATCATCTGCGAGTTGTGTTCGGCAGATACTGCTACGCCCTTGCCATACTTGAAGTCGATGACGGTTAGAACGGAATCTGCAACAATCACGCAATCTCCCGTGCCGAAGCCGTCCGGAACGTATCGGCTGAAATCCAGACGCTGTTCCACTAAGACTATGGGTTCTTGTAGGGTTGCCAGCAGTTCGGCAATGTACTGGGCATAGCTGTCCGTGCAGTCTTCCATTTCCGTGTCGTAAAAATCCAAGTCCTCCACTGGATTGTCTGCCGGATTTCCGAGCAGTTTTTGCACCTTGTATTCTGCCAACTCATGAGCACACGTGCCTTCCCGGGCGTAGTCCGTCACGGTATCCGGCAGGGCAGCACAGAGCTGTGCAGACGGCGGACACGCCAGCCATCGGGCACTGGAGGAAGCCGAGAGCATAGCGTGTTTATTCGGCATGGGCTGCCTCCTGTGCATCTGCAAATAGTGCAGCGTATCGTTCTGGTGAAACTTCAGACAATCGGCTGCCGCCATACTTTTGCAGCAGTTTCAGCACCGTTTCCTTTTGTCCGCTGCGGGACAGATTTGCCAGAACACTGCGGACTTCTTCCAACGTAATTGCCTTTTCCACTGCTTTTTTGACCGCTTCTTCTTTTTGTGGATAAATCTGTGTAAACGTTTCCACTTCTGCTTTGGAAGCAATTTCTGCCCACTCTGATGCGACCTTTACGAAATCGCTGAGTGCTGCAAGAACATCCATAAGGGTTTTCATTCGGTTTCACTCCTTTTCCATGATTGCCAGTATGATTTCTACTTGCTCCAGTTCCAGACAGAGCATAATGAGCAGTTCCAGTTCCATCTTGACCACCTCCTTTTGCAGGATTTTTCCTGCCATCTATCTCTTGGAGAAAAACGTTGTTTTTGAGCACCGGATTTCTTAGAGTTTACAAATTATTCTTAATTCCATGCGAATTCGCTTGATCTGCTTGGCAAAGGTGCTTTGCTTTCTGTCCAGTCTTCTTGCCATTTCTCGATCGGAGATGGCTCCTTCTTGCACCCAAATCATCAACATTTTATCTGCCTCTGCATCCAATTCACGCAGTCGACCGATCACCAGAGAGAGCAGTTGTTTTTCCGCACAGTGCTGATCGATGGGACAATCATTTGTAGCGACCAGATCATACAGATTACTGCCATATTCATTTTCCTGATCCAATGACAGCGTATCTGTTATTCGGTACGAACAATCCAGACAACAGCCATCGCATCTTCCGATGGCTGTGTAGGGGCAGCAACAGTGTCCATGATACTGCTCGTATTTGCGAATGCGGGTAACTTCTTTTGTGAAATTGGTGTACAGAACTTCATTAACTAGATAGTACTGCTTTGTCTTCGGGTCGTAGATCTTTTTCATGTTTTGTCCTTTCCGCCAGAGAAAGAAACCACAGGATCTGCTCGCTCTGAAAACAAAAGTGCACACAGAGAAAGGCTGTCTCCAATACGACAGAGCAATGGCAATATGCCAGCTCTGCGATATGAAACATCCTGTGCCCTCTATGTACACTCTGGGCTTTTTATGATGATCACATTTGGTCGAAGATTGTTTGCTTGTATCTTTTTGTGAAATGTGATATACTAATGATACAAGAAAACGGAAATCTTTTCCAGACAGGATCGGACAAAACGGGACGATACTGGAGGATAGAAAAAAGCCGAAAATGCGTAGCATTCTCGGCTTTGGACAAATTGGGACAAAATTGGACGTGCAAAAAACTTACAGAAAGGGAGCACGGATATGAAAATGACGTTTAGCGAATTTGCGAAACTTCTATACAATCACATTGGAAATCGCTGTGGAACAGATGTGTTTACATACGATCTGTTGACCAATATTCTTGATCCAGCTTCCAATACGATATTGGAGGAACTGCAGCCGGACACGCTGCGAAAATATTACAATGGAAGAAGATCGATCGCTCCGCTGGCAAAGCGGGTGCTGCCGTTTATAGAGCCGACCTGTTTTTCGGTCTATCTGGAACGAAAGTGCAGTGATGCAACGGCTGCAAATATCGCAGCTGATCTGGAGGAATACGGCGTGATCAGCCGGCCGGATGAATTGTTTGACGACATGGCAGATCTGTTCAATCAAATTTTACGGGGTAGTACGCACAGAAATAAGAACAATGAGGAGTTAGAACAGTATTTTCGTTATTTGCAGGAAAAGTACTATCGGATCAAGACGCTGCTGTATTTCAGTGAACCACGACCAATCTATGACTTTTATATACCGAACGACCTCTACGAACACGGAAACTATCGAAGAAAAAAACGGATTCAAACAGAGTCGATGCTGTTATCATTTCGGAAGAAGTTTGTCGTCATTACAGGTACTGGTGGACTTGGTAAAACGATGCTGATGCATCACCTGGTTCTGACTTTGGTAAAACGGTATGATAAATATCAGAAACTGCCGATCGTCATTCAGCTGAAAGATTTTGATGCAGATTGTACGGATTTGATTGCGTACATCAAAGAACGAATTCAAATTCAAAATTTGGAAGAATATGTTCGGTCGGGAAAATGCGTCTTTCTGTTGGATGGCATGGATGAGATTAAGAGCCGATACTTAACGCAATTTGAGAAAGAATTGAGTGACCTTGCCGACCGGCATCCGGAAAACAACTTCATTCTTTCTTCTCGTCCAATTTCTAACTTTATTGCACTCAGCAAATTTGATGTATACGAATTGGCCCCATTTACAAAAGAACAGGCATTGCAGCTGATCGATCAGTTAGTCTATCGTCCAGAATCTCCGGAACTGAAAGCAAGTTTCCGAAGAGAGGTCGATGAAAGTCTCTGGGAAACACATCGGGATTTTGTAGAGAATCCGTTGCTGCTGACCATTATGATGATGACATATGAGCGATATGCACGAATTCCGTATAAACGACATGTGTTTTATCGGGATGCCTTTTTCACGCTCGCAGAAAAACATGATGCAACGAAAATTGGATTTGAACGTGCTTATCGCACCAAAATGACGCCGGAAGAATTTGCATTAGTACTGGAAGAATTCTGTACTCGTACCTACTTTGATGAAAAGTTTGAGTTTACGGGCGAAGAATTTGCGGCTTATTTTGATAAATTAAAGGTATTGGAACGCATCAATAAGCGATTTTCTCTTCAGGATCTGAAGATGGATTTTACGCTGAACCTCTGCATCATGTACTATGAGAGCGGGAAATACAGTTTCATTCATCGGTCGTTCCAGGAGTATTTCTGTGCATTGCATTTATCGAAAGCCTTTGACAGCGGTTTTCGGAAGATCTGGAATTTCTTCGAGGAGAAAAAATCACGGCTGTGTACGGATTATACATTTGATATGCTGTACGACCTAGCACCACTGAAGATCGATCGTTTAATTTTCAAACCGTATCTCACCGAACTATTCCAGCGTTGTCACGGTTCAGGAGAAGAACAGTACTGGGATTTTCTAGAAGAAGTGTATCCAGAAATCAACTACACGGTTGGTGACGTTGTGAATTCCTATTTCAACTTGCCGAGATCATATATCTATGACATGATTCTACATAAGAAGGGGACGGAACGAAAATATGTCATTGACAAGCTGCCCTATGACGAAGACTATGAAATTGAAACATATCTGTATGTTGAAAAAGATGGGGATACCGACTGCGTGAATGCAGCGGATCTGGAACCACAGGAGCAGCAGGCATATGATTTAGTTGAGGTCAGCGGTCACAATTGCCGTGTGTTGATTTCTGAAGTTCGAGAGGAAGAGAGTGACCTGCATCAGGCGATGCTGGATCCGTATTTCCCGTATATGCTGGAATATCATGAGATGAAAAAATGTCTGTATGAATTGGAAGATCAATTGACCGATAGTGCATCTGCGGAGTATGAGGAGATATTCTAGCCAGAAAAATATTACTTTTCTGGTTAGATATTGATATATCAACTATAAATGAGCATCTCAACACCGTTTTCGTGAAAATGCACAAAAAGATAGGACAACACTCCTTTGAGTTAATGTAGGTCACAAGTACATTATAACTC